GCTAGAAATTCCATTTATGTTCTCAAGTGTAGCAAGAAGTCCTTGAACATATCCTTGTGAAGAGATAGCAATAGATATTTGTCGACGTATTCTTACTGACGCATCAGTCTCTTCATTTATTCCTAAAATACTTTGACTTGAACCATTATTTATTAATGAGACCCCGAGAACGATTGTAACAGGGACATTTATCGAATTAGGAGTCGCAGCAACAGCCCCAGTAAATTCCGCTCGAAATGAATACGTAACGGTACCAGGACCCACACCTAATTGTGTATTTTGAAGAAACCAACGATTGCCAATATTATCTGAAACTGTGTAAACATCTTCATCAGATTGATCGAGTCCATAAATATCTACTGATTGTGTTAAAACTAAAGTAACATCTACTGTAGAAAATGTACCACTTTGTCGTTGAATTCCGTTAATAGCCGCACGTTGATCAAGCTGAGTTCCTATTGCATTATCAGGGTCCATTGAATTATAAATCTGTAAGACTAAATCTTCTAAATCTAATATCGATTGAATGATAATATTTAACCATTGTCCGTCTGGAGTATTTGAACTTAAATCAATATCAGACCCATAAATTGCTTGTAGATTTTGAGTAAAAGTAGAAAGTAATTCAGCTTGTGTAGCAATAGTTAAACCGCTAGCAGTAAGAGCATTTGGCATTTAAACTCCTAACGAGTATTGAAAAGAATCACCGGTTAATGAATAAACTGTTTGAGCTTGATATGAAACAGAGAATGAACGATTGTTGTTTAATCCAATAGTAAGTTGTTTAATACCTACAACAAATTGCGTATTTAAAATAGTAGAACTAACATTTAAACTTATGGCAGTTTGATTTTTAGAACCACCAAGTAAATTAAACCAGTCTATACCCGCTGTAATATCAAAAAAACAATCTCCAAGAAAACACAATAATCTAGTTTTTATGTTCTGAATGACTGCTGGATTTCCCGACAAATAATTATTACGACCTTTGCCAAAAGTCCAATCTCCATTTGTATCTAGCGCTCGTACTATCATATTTCACTCATTCAATTAAAGTTGAGATTTGCGTCGCTATTCCTGAAATATTTGTGCCAATTGCTGTAATTTCTGCCGCATTAGCTGGTACGCCACTGTTTGACCCTCCAATAACTACATTCGTTACAGTCAATGCCGCCAATTGCGTTGTCAAATTCTCAAGTTGTGTACAAAGATTTTGTAACAAATCATTCAACGATGTTCCATTTGTCAATGTTAACTTATTTGTCTGAGGGTTGATACCGTTCTTAACTGTTCCATTCGTTATGAGAGCTCTCACAGCGTCATAATTAGAAATCACAGTATTGAGATTATTTGGCCCAATCAAAGCGATGGCATCGCTAAAAGCATGGAGTCTCGGCGTCTGATTGGCACTTGTAGTTGATCCTTGGAACCAATTATCTATATCTCGGTCGTTAAATAACAAAATGCACTGATCACCTTTTTTTACTGGAAATGTTATTCTTGTTGTACCGCCCCCAAGAACGATCAAAGGACAATCTGCAATAATTGGATAATCAACTAGATTTGACACATATTTTGAGTTCTGGCCTTCGAATTTAAAATAAGTGCGTTTATAATTTATCGTAACTTGTACAGTTTGTTTTTTTGAATCAAAACTTTGAATCGTTCCAAGATGATGACAATTCAAATTTAACATTGTTTGTTTTTGATATAAATCAAGAACATCTTTTAAATTGGGTTCTCGGACAGGATTTATGTTTTGATTTATTGTTGGATTACTCATAATGGTCCCACTCGTTTTAACGGCGCTAATCCTGAGAAAAAACCTACCGTTGTGATAGCTTTTCCACATATTGCGCCAGAAATTAAACCCTTATGATTTAATGACACTATTTTATATAATCCATTTACATTCGCTGTTGTATTTTCACTTGAACTATTTAATCGAGAGAATGTTTGCGTTTCTAAATTAATTCGTTGCCCAACTTTTAAATAAGGTTCAAATACCATTTCGAGTGTGACTTGATTACGTTCTCTAAGAGGTGTATTTAATAATCCACTTTGAGAATTTATTTCCGAAATAGAACCAGAAATGTATTCATTATTACCTAAAATATACGATTTTCCATTATCGATAAAAAAAGCACTTCCGCTCAAAGCTCTCAAATTTTCTACTACATTTCCTGTATAAGATGAAGATCGAGTTGTTGATAATATAGAACCTCCTTCTCCATAAATAAAAGAATCACCAATTGCGCCAAATGAGATATCTGGCAAATATCCCATTAAAGTTTTATAAACAGTCTGCATAGGAGTTCCAGCAGGAAATGTAGCAGTCCCCGGAATAGCCCCGTTTACAAAAGAGTCTCCACCATCAAAGCATTGAATCGTAGTAACAAATTCAGTTCCTTCTCGAAAAGACCAGGCTTGATTAATATTTCCGATAAATATTTGTGGCAAATTTGTACCATATCCTGCATTTAATTTTACTTTACGAAAAGACGTTCCATAATCTGAAAAATCAAATCGAATTAGATCACGATTTTTTGGGGAGAGATTATATAATCGTATTTCACAATTATTTGCCGAAGAAAGTATGTTTCGCGTGATATTAAATTCAATAGTAGCGGGTAAAAAAATAGTTAATTCGGACCTATCAGCAAGCTCTATTGTTAAAAAATAATTTCTATCAAACTTAACTTGAGCCATATTATGCCTTCGAGCTTAAAATTTGATTATAGTCATCAACCTCAGTTTGATCTAAAATATAAAGTTGAAAATTATTAGTTAAAAAATCTTGTTGTAGAGAGGGTTCTCGCAATAATTTAGTAAAACATCCAAGCCCAAAAGGAATTTGATTTCTGAATTGATTCAACATATTTGGACTTACTGTTATTCTAATCCCATTTAAAACAAAATTATTATAAATTAAATTAGCAAACCATCCTTGTTGAGTTTCATTAAAATATAAATCTAACGTTAACGTATTTCCATTATATAATAACAATGATTGTTCTTGTGATGGGCTATCAGTAATTTGTTGGATTAAATACATTTTAAAATAACCCCGGTGGAAAACTTGCTGAGGTAGGGCCTGTTAATCCATCTGTAAGCGATAATCTACTAGGAGGAGTAGATACACCTTGGCTGCTAGCTGGCGAAGATTGATTAGCTAATCGCCCTTGAGATTTCGCACTTTGTGGTAAAGTTGTTGCTGATTGAACAGTTCTTATTTGTTTAAATGTGCATTCAAATGTTGAAAAAGTTGGAGTATCCTCACTTTGGATTACGTGAATTTTCTCAATAGCCATATTTTGAAAAATAGCCCATGGTGTTTGCACTGTAAATAAAGTTCGAGTTTGCCAATAACCATAAAACAATTGAAATGCAGTTTGTTGTTTATTTTGGTTTAATTGCAAAACAATTGGGAAATCTCCCTCTCCACTTATTACACTTGTACCCCCTCCACCAGATAAAGAAGACCAAGCAGACACCGCAGCATTAACTAAATTTGTTGCAATTTGATACGCTTGAAAAGCTTGGTTATATGCTAGTAAAGCAGTCGCAGAGATACCAGGAGCATAAGAACCAATTGCTGTTAATTTTTGTGTAATTTGTTTTAAGGTTTTCAAAAAAATCGGTGGCACATCATTTAATTCAGAGACAAATCCTTTGGTTGTTACTCGTACAGGATTAAGAGCAATCTGGTCTTGTATTGCAGTATTATCTTCAATGTAATGATCTGTAATATCGGAAACTAAATCAGAAGTTTGCTCCCCTTCATAATCAAAAAGAAATGACTTTGGTTGCACCAATTTTGAAGGTGTGCCATCTGCATTTGGTGGATTTTGTGGTTGATATCCTTGTGTTTGACTAGGAGTAACAACAATCAAATTTCCTAAATTTGTTGCAGTAGTAGTTGCGTTTGAAAGTAATGATGAAGCTGGCGAAATAGTGGGTAATGACATTTTATGTTACCTGACTTTGGCCAAATGCTTGTTTATACGCATCAGAAAAAGCTTGTTGGACGGAATTTCCAATTTGTACTGCATCTTTTCCTTCATGTTGAAAATAAAGATTTTGATTTATGTTTGTATTATTAGCACCAGTATTATTTGGATTAGTTCTTAATAATGGTGAAACATTATTTTCAAAAAATTTCATGACTCCATGACTATAATCAGTGAACCCGTAATTATTGTCATTTCCTTGAACTAAATCAGAAAAAGATTTTGCTGTGGAATATAATAGACTATGTGCATTTTCTTTTATATTATTAAAAAAATTACCTAATATATTTACACTATTTTTGTCAACATTACTAAATTCTTTAATGTATTTGGCTTCATCTTCATATTTTTGATTTATTTCATTAATTCTTTTATATTGCTCACGTAATATAGGGTCATTATTTATTTCATCTAATTTTAATCTTCGAGCTTTTTCAAAATCTCCCTTTTTATCTTTTCCTTCTAATATATTTGCTATAGAAGATAATATAGTATCCCAACCTTTAAAGGCATCTCCAATCAGCTTAAATGCCCCTAAATTAGATCCAATTCTTTCAAAAGCTTCTGCGATCCTAAATGCTTGAGTTGCTACATCAGAAAGACCTTTTATAAATTCTTTTCCATGTGCTGCCGTAAAATGTCCAAATAACATTTGAACTTTATTTTCAAAATTATCCCACATAACGCTAACATCATTTAATCTCTTTACTTCTCCACTACTAAAAATAGGAGCACGATTAAAATTCTCTTGATTAAAAACTTGTTTACGTGCTGCGATAATAGCATCATCAGAAAGCCCAAAACTTCGTAAAATATCATTCTGATCACTGACAGCAAGTTTAGAGTTTTTAACAAATTCTTGTGCTTTCCTAAGAACATAAAGCGGGTCGTCATAAGCTTTCTTTTCATCAAAACCAACTTCGCCAGCAAGCAAATTAATACCTGACGGTTGTCCCCGCCCCCATTTTAAATCTTGCATTTTTTGATAAATTGATTTTAAAGAAGATGCGAAATCTTCATTAGATTCACTTCCCTGACGTGCAGCAAATTGCCATTTTTGTATCTCTTCTGTACTTTTGCCTAGCAAAATACTTAATTTTTCAACATCAGTTCCACGTTGTGCAGACGTGCTCATCAATCGTTCAAGAGCATAAATGGCGCCCACAATTGCCGCTTTGGTTTCAAGGGACGCGCTCGCAATTCCCCCAAGACCCGCTCGGACATTCGTCATTGCTGATATTGTTTTTTCGCTTCCCTTAACTCCAAGGGAGACAAATAATTCGCTAATCTGACCCAAGTTATTTTCCTTTATTTATCTCAATAAAAGCACTTTCATAATCATACACGAATTTTTCATAATTTAATGCTTGTAAAACCCGTCTCGCGTCCCATTGCTCTATCTCATTCACCGAACCGTAGCCAGCTTTAGAGAGTTTAAAATAGACCAATAAATCACTATCCACAGCCTCTATGCTGGGTTTTTTGGAATACTCAACATAAACTGTCGATACTCTGCAAAGAGGCTTTTCAAAAAAGGCGCAACGTTTTCCTTTATGACTTCTAAACAAACCTGTATATAATCTTCTCGATTTTCAACAGGTTCAAAGGTATCTTTATCTATTTTTAACGGACCTTTACCGCAATCATAAGTACATCTTTTAAAACATACATCTAAACAAGCTTCTATCCTTTTACTTGAAAAGCCCACACAAGCTAAATTTTTAAACACCTCTGCTAAATCAGAAGAAGCATTAAAACTAACAGGTTTAAGTTCTTCAAGAATGGCTTGATAAAGTGCTTTTGATTCTGCAAATGGTGAAAGAGTTATATTAAGAACAGCTCCGCTGTGTAATTTAATTTCAGTCATATTATGTTAAAGTCCTTGGCGCATTTGAGAATTTCATCATATAAACAGAAACAGATTGCCCAGCTTCACCTTCAACATTCGATTGTGCCTCAACTTGTTTTTGAAATATACCACCACTTAAAATATAAGTATCGCTAGTGATATTTCCTGCACCATCTCCAAGTTTCTTGATGAATTGCCCAATCATTAAAGGAAACCCAGCGAAGTTATTTTGTTGTTGTACAAGTAAGTTATTCAAAAATTGGTCATCCGCAGAACCGCGTGTAAGTCTCATTTTCACTTCACATTGCTGTCCTGTAGTATTTAATCCATAGATACTATTTCCATTTTTCCCAGTTTTTACCTGTGCAATATCATTTGGAAATATTAATTCAACAACATTTCCTTCTGCAAAATCTGAAAAATTTCGATTATTAATTATTACAGTATCATTACCCGATAAAGTTGCCGTTGACATTTTTCACCTCTTTATTATGGATTTACGTATACAAGTACACTGGATTTTTGAATTGCACCAGCTTCTTTTAAGGCAATTTGAACAAGAGGAGCTACTCTCGCGGCTCGGTCTGCTGCTAATTGCTGAGAAATTGGCAATGAATAAATATAGTATCCTTGTTGAAGTATATTAGCTAAAAATAAATCCTGATTCCCAAAAGTTGTTGGATTTGTCCATACTCCAGGTGCACTATATTGATTTGTAACAGCTTGTTTACAAACATTGCGATATGCACCTTTTAGACCATCCATTCCTTGCTCAGTCTGTAAAATTTTTGTTGATGCTTGTGCCAAGTAATTAAATCCAGCAACTTGCAACGCTCCTACAAACCACTCAAGATTATAAACTTGGTCAAAGAATTTATTTGCTCCAGAAGTGAATACACATGGATCAGTTTGAAGAGAAACATAACAATCTGCTCCTGCCGCTTGAGCAAGATTTAATATTGTTTGAGTCATAGTTGGGTCTGGTTGTACACCGATTAATTGCTTTAAGTGCATGGTGCTTGTTGTATTTGAACCACTGAAATTAACAGATAATGCTCGACCTGCGTAAGAAGCCATCATTACAGACGCGGAAGCATCTCCAAAATATGTGCCATCATCACCGTAATAGAGTCCACGAGAATTAGTGAAAACTCCACTTCTAATTAAATCAATTATTCCACCTGGTTCAATATCAGCTTGATTATAGGACACATTAAATCCAATTAAGTTTAATGATAACACGATTGCTGCCGCTGCAAGAACATCTGTTTGTCCAATAACTGCAACAGTTTCGTTTGGCATTACTCCAAAATATTGAACAACTCCTTGCGTACGTGAAATAACTGCACCATAACTTTCACCCACAACAGTAATTGCAAAAGTCAAAGTCACAGGTACGGTACCTACGACGAGAGTATTTGCTGAAGCAGATAGAGGAAGAGCTGCACCATAGACACCAGTGAAAAACACTGTAATAAGCCCGTCTGTAATTGAACCAGCTACCAAAACGGATTCAAGGCCAGGAAGCAAACGGAGAGCCGCTTGTATTTGCGCAGGTGTCGAAGTGTACGGAAGACTTGAAGTTGAATTGCTATTGTATTCTAAAGTAAACGCGCCACCTGTAGGATCAGCAGATAAAGTAATAGTTTGTTGACTAACATTCCGCAATATCACAATCAATTGGCCACTACCTGCAAGGATATTTGGTTGTTGGCTGAATACTGCATTTGCTTGTTTATATGTTAAACTATCTGTACCAAAATCAATTCCAACTTGAGTAGGGTCGATATAAATTGCATACCCTAATTTACCTCCGCTCCATCCTGAGGATGTTGTAGATGGAGAAACTGTAATAGCAACTGAGCCTGCATCTTCTAATGTATTTGTGGGCACTGTAGGAAGTGGAATAGCGCCGAGATTACCAGGTTGAGTTAACGTAAGAACCTTACTTGCAATAGAACCTGTTACAAGCACATATTCAAGACCATCAATCAAATTAATTGCAGTTTGTATCGCATCAGCGGTTGCGTCATATGGAATGCTAGATGTCGAAGTCGCACCAAATTTAAGTACAAATGCTCCACTTGCTGCCACTGCACTAAATGAAATTTTTTGAACTGCGGCTTTAACAGGCTCCCCAGTTACAATAGCTAGATTGTTTGTATTATATGCGTTTATGCCGGGATTAGCGGATGATACCGAAATATTTACGACATTCGATATAGATAGGTCTGTCATTGGGCTCTCCTACGGATTTGTGAGTACAGTGGGTTGTTCAAATGTATCATAGTATTCAACGTTTTGACGAAGCTTCACAAAATATTGTAAAGCAACTGAAATTTGAAATCTATACGGAATTGCCGCACCATCAATTTGAGATAAATTTATAAAACTTGTTGGGACTTTTCCAATATAAAAACTATTAAATTCTTGTTGCTGTTCTGCATATTGACTATTCAAAGCCATTAAAATATTCGCTCTTTTATCTCGGGCTTGAGGTCCACGACTTATAGCATCAATTTGTAGAGTATCAATCATGTTTACGGATTGCACCGATTGATTTGTATTACTATCAAAAGAATTAGTATTTCCGAATATTTTTGAAGTAAGGACGCTTACAGCTACATACAGAGTATAATCTTTTGGTTCAATTAATTTTTGATCCCAGAGATAAATATGGTCGTTAGCAAGCCCTAATTGTTTTTGAAGAATATCACAAAATAAAATTAAAGGACTTCCAATCAATATTTGAAGCGTTGCTGTAGCCATTGTTGCATCAATTACTTGAATAGTATCATATGTGTTTTGTACACTATCGGGTAATGACGCGGGTGAATTATATTTACCTGTAGATGAATTTATCGTACCACCTGCACCATCTGGCAAAACAGAATACACATAAGGAGCCGTCCCACCACTTGCTAAAAAATAGGTGAATAATCCTGCTCCTATTGCAGAAACATTTGCAGTTAATGTAAGTGTCATGGTGTTGGTGGCCCCGAATTTCTCCAGTCTTCAATCAATTCATAATAACGATATCCGTATAAAGAATAATCTTTATTAGCGATAACTCGATATTGTTTTGTCAAATAAATTATAATGTCATCAATCTTTAATTCAATTGCTAAATCGGCATGAAGCATAAACGAATTCCAAGCTCGTTGACCTTGTGATTCCATCTTTAATTGTCTACCGGTTAAAGGCTGCCACAAACCCATAAAATCAACATCAACAACACTTTCTATTGTTTGAAAGCTAACAACTGTTTTAGTAATTACACCAAAAGTCATTGGCTGAAACCAATCCAACATCGCATCAGCCATGTTCGGAGCAGTCCCAGAATTAGCATTTAAAGGTATGTCACAGGCGTTATTTATCCAACTCATTTCAGTTTTTTCACTTCGTACGTTATTGAATCTCGTAATTGTTGAGAGCCTGCCACAACAAGTTTCTGTGTTCCTTGATTTAATCGTAAACGCTGCGCTATACGTGCATCACTTAATTTTAACCATTGTCCAAATCCTCCAGTATCAAAAGCTCGTAAAATGGTTTCAACTGCAAGAATACCTATCTTTTTTGTAAATTCTCTAAATCCGATATCTTTTATAATTGCTTGAATATCTTTTTCAGTTATGCCACCAGCTTTCTCTAAATCCTTAGAAAACTGAGTTTCTAATGGCATTCTTAAAAAAGATCGCCTAGGAACTTTTGTATCTCCAAATTCATGCACCGCACCAATTTCAGCATTGTTAGGTCCTCCTTCTTTACGAGGAGCTTTTGCGCCAAGCACGCCAACTTTAACCACATATTTAGTTTCTGTGAGTGCTTTAATTAAATTATCGAGAGCTTTAGTATCAAAATCATTTTTATCATCACTCATTACCACACCCCATAAGGTCCACTGGGACCGTCAGCTCCTGTGTGACCTGGTGCAATAAATACAACACCAATAAGTGATGGTAACAATAATTCTAAATATTTCGCGCCATATCGCGTTTGTGCAAGCATTGCAAATGTAGGATTATCGAGAATTCTTTGAGGAATCGCATAACCCGAATTAAGATTACCTGCGCCTTTGCTAACTTCTAACCAATTGTATCGACCTGCGATCCCTTGCGAGCTCGCACGAATATCAACAACTAAATAGTGAGCAGCAAGCCACAAATAACCAAGAGTATAGTTCTCTTGTTTATTAAACAAAGAGCAATTTATTTGAAAATTTACTTGTCCATATGCTTTCGCAATATCTGCATCAAGAATAGAAGTCTGTGGGTCAGTCCCATAGGGGAAATCGCGCGTGAAATATGTTTTAAAATCATCCACTGTGGGATTTAAAAAAGCCACGCGCTACCTCATTATCAGGAAGGAACGTAAGTGAAATACAACATCTCTAATGGCCTATAAGCTAACACACCAGTAAATTGACCATAGCCAACATTTTGAAACATGAAATTGTCCAAACTATTTGCTAGAGTATTTGTGTAATCTACTGGAATATCCATTCTTAAAGATTCTTCATCATAATTCAAAAGAACGTAAATTTGATAAGAAAAGCCACTATATTTCATATCACCATACGCAAGCGGAAGAATTTTGAAATCTTTCTTGCGAGTAATAATTTGAAAAGTCTCTTCCAATAACATCAATGTACTCTTGATTGGAAAATCAGGAGAAGCTTGAGAAGCAAGTCCATTATAATCCGATTCAGGAATAATAAAATGTGTAGGCCATGCAGTTCTATTGTTGTTATTACGGTATTGCTCAACAATTGCCGCAGTAAATGCCTTCAATTCCGCAGTGGTCATCGAAGAAATTGGCTTAGTAATTGTGGTTTTGTTATTTGAAATTCCTGGTTGATTTAATAAACCTAAACAAGCTGCATTAGTACCACTATTAGTACCGAGAAATGCTACTTTTTGAATACCAAGGTCCCAATTTTTCTTTCGTGCTTTTTCTTTTGCAGCAACCAAGTCCCAGTTTCCTGAGCGAGCAGCTAGCTCTAAATCAAAAATATTCCACGAAATTTCCTTACCCCAATTGAATACTTCGATGGAGAGACTATCCACGCCCGCATCTGCAACAGCAAGACGAGAATTATTAGACCCAGTGTTGACAATGCCTTCTTCGAAAGCACCACCCATTTGAAACGAACGATAAGTAACAAGATTACTTGACCATGCGCCTTCTCCCACACGAAGAGGAAGATAATCAGCTGGAGCAATTTCAAAGAATTTTTGTTCAGTGATACGACTCATAATAGTAGTCAAAGTTGTGATATCGATTTCATAACCAAGGCTATTTCTAAATTGTCCGCGCCCATGAATAGCGAGTTGTTCATGAATTTTTTGCGTCAACATTGTGTTTTGTAAAGCTAGTTGTTCATTCATGATGATGTTCTTCGATTGTGTTTCCATTTAATTCGGTCCTTTCAATTAACTAAAAATGACGGAGTTGATAAAACGACGCGGATTAATTGGCCGTATCCTGCTGCTGAATCGAACGCAACTCCAACAATTGCATCAGAACCAGTTGCTGCCTGTACTGCGCCTTGAGAAGTAACGTCAGGACTAACCTGTGCACCGCGTGCAATTGCAGTTGTTGCATAAAGCCAAATACATGTTCCGGCTTGAGCAATTTCTGCGCGAGCTCCGGCGTTGTATTGTTTAGATTTAATATCGTAACAAATTACACCCCATGCGTTATCAGTATCAGCAGCAATGCCGCTAACTGTCGGAATTCCTTGCGAATCATTTGCAATATTTACAAAAGAACCGGCGTAAAGTGGAGTTGCTTGAGTGCTTGCAATCGCAGCCGCTGTTACGTTAGTAGTACCAACTTTAAGATCAACCATTCCTAAAAAGGGGGTGATTTCAAATTGGTTAATATCTTGAGATTCTGGGAGAGTAGTAATTGCAAGTTGAGTTGCGGTTACAGTATCATTACTATGTCCAGTATCTGTATAAACAACTTTGTAATAATATGTAGTATTCGGAATTAAATCAGTATCAGATAAAGTAAGACCAGTTTGTCCCGCTAAAATGTTTCCACTCCCAGGAGAAAAACCAGTTGTTGTAGATCTATACCATTGTTGTGTATATGGTCCTGTTCCACCGCTTGCAGCAGTAGCCGAAAGCATTGCAGTATTAAAACCTACACTTTGAGACGTAATAACGCCCGCTGTTAAAACCATAAAAAACTCCTTTCAGTTTTGTAATTAATTTGAGCCGTATCGAGCTTTGCCACGCGCAATTTTATCTTGAGAAAGTTCTACACACATCGGAGCAACTTTAGCATTTAAATGCGCGTTTTTAAGATTATTAAAATGACCCTCTTGTTTTGAAATGTCATTTTTCATTTTCTTATTTTTCATCTCTTTTTCTTCATGTGCTGCAAGCTCTAAAGCCTTCTTTTTTGCTTCTGCATCTTCTTCTTTTTTGCCTTCATCTTCATTTTGCATAGACCCTTCATCGTCATCCTTATCCATTGGGTCTTTTTCTTCATTCTTTTTTGCATTCAGAAGCTCAAGAGTATTCTTGAATTTATCAACAAGCTCACTCACTTTACATAAGGTTCCATCATGCAATTTCACTTGCTGAGTAAGATCCGCCATATTTAATTTGCGTTTTTCTTCATGTTCATCCATCGCATTTACAATTTGATAAATCGTAAATTCTTTCCCTGATTTAGGAAGTGAAACGGAAAGCTTTTCAAAATCAACCGCATTTTCAACTGGGGTTTTATTCCAAAATCTTAATACCATGGGCTTATTCTCCTCTGAATTTGCTATTTTAGTTAGCTCAATTTTTAATTTTTCGTTATATGCCTTAAACTGTTCAGGTGACATGATTACAGATTCAGCATATCTAGGGTTTTTGACAATTGCAAGATGCTCGTACTCACCATCTACAACTTCATCGTTGTAAAAAATATTATTCCAAAGACCTGATTTACCATTTAACTTTGGTAAATAGGCATTGGATAATTTGTACCCATTTTTAATAGCAATAAGGCCTCTTTCAGACACACCAATAAATTTTACCCAGTGTTTACCATCTGCTTCATTAAAAAAACTTTCAATAACCCATCCATCTGCTTCTTTTCTCAATTCATCAAGACGAGGTGTAACACCATCAACATGCTCAACAAAAATAGGTTTACCCGCGAAAGTAGGGTCCATTTTTCGCAAAACAGTCTCATTCAAAAATACTTTATAGCTACCATCTGCATTATCGTATTGGGCAAGGCCAGGATAGAAGTGCATTCCATAGAATATTTGACCAGATGTTTGTTGCATGTTTAACCTATATTGTTTTTCAATAATGCAACAAAAAGGAAGCCAGTGGACGCCGTCGCAGTTAAAGATTTAACTGAAAGACGCTCTCCTTTTAAGAGATAATACGGAATGACGATACTACCACCGAGTGGCGTACCAAAAAGATCAACTTCAAAACCTGGGTTTCCTTTTGCAATTTTTAATAATTGACCTGACGTGTCTATGATTTGAATAGCATTTGCAGCAATCGGGGTTTCTACTACAATTGTCGTGTAAGCGCTCGTTGTGACCGGAGTATTGGCATAATTTAATGTAAAAACAGTAGCCGTCATTTCTTAAACCTCACGATAGGGATTGCAAAACAACGACAATTGTAGTCTTGTCCAGGATTGTTTCGCCGTTGAACTTGGCCGGGGGGTGTAGTCACGGGAGGGTCTTTCCACGAAAAGATTTTGCCTTGTAATATACCGTGAGAATAGCGCACCTCTCCAGGTTTGTAAATAGCTGTAGGCGTGAGTTGATGCGGCATGTGCACACATCCCCACTCATATTCTGGTACTCCTGCCTCAACGTATTTTGTTTCTTTATATTTTGCCATTAGAAGATTTGTTTCTTGGCGTGCCCAGAATTTAGCTTTATTTTCAGTAACTCCATAACGAGCTTTTATCTCAGTTACTAAAGCTTCTTTTCTGTTCCCATGTACAAAAACATTGTCATAAACTATTTTACGTAAATCAAGTATTTGTTCTTCGGTGAATTTTTTTATATCTAGCTTCATATTAGTTTGCCAATCAGTCGCTATTTTCTCTCTTTCAAGTTTAGACAACTTAGGTACTATTGTAATATTTTTAACACTATCCTCAAATTTCTCTTCTGTTTTAAATAAAACTTTATCAAAATATTTAGCGATATTTAATTTATCCACAAAGTCATCTACATTAAAATCAACGAGTCTTTTACTCAATTTCAAAAGAAGTTCATCAAATTGTGTTTTTGATAAAGAAATACTACTGCGAATGGGAAGAGGGAGATCTTCTAATTTAATTTTAAACGTAGAGGTTTTCTCATCCCACTGTGCTCCAATCTCTCGTAATTTTTTTGAAATAAGAGAAGAAAACTTGCCTGCAAAAACTCCATCTGAATAAGTAATTCGGCCAGATAATAAAGCACGATGAATCACATCATCACTAGAATTAATTATTTTTTTATCGGTGCCTAAAAGTGTAAATAATTGATAAAAAAAATCCTTCTTAAATAACTCAAGTATTTTTACTTCAATTGGGTAATAATCGTTTTTATCTTCTATAATTGGTTTAAGCCGTACGATTCGTTCCACTTATTTGACTTCCTGTTGGTAAACCACGAGAACGTAATACAAAATCTCTTTGCTTTGCTTCTTCCTCTTCTCTCAATTCTTTGGCTTTAAGTTCATCTAAATAAGATTTTTCTAATTTACTTTTCAGTACTTTCAAAGTTATTTTCAAAGAGGTAGCTGCTTTTTCTTCACTTCTATAAAATTGAATTGCTTTTTTAATAGCAAGTATTTCTACATCTTCAAGAGTCATTCCAGGAGACCAATTTAACATACTCATTCCTCCTTTTTCTTATTATCAGGTTTATCACTTTCTTCCTTATCTTCTGCCATTGATTCTAATTCTTTAAGAATTAATCCAGTATTCTCAAGCTGAATCCCAAGCAAATTATCTCTATTACAAGCATCTCTGAATTCTTCTGTAGTAATTAACCCTTGTTGAGATGCTTGAAACACACGAGTAAATTTAGAGGTTTTAACTTGTTCTTCTTCAACACTACTAAGAACTCTTAAAGGTTTAAATTCGATAGCTAAGTCATCAGGAATATAACCAAATAATTGTTGGCATCTTAATTCAACTACTCGAAGAATATCAAACTCTATTTTATCCCTAACTTCACTCTCAACCATTGCGTTATAATTTTCGATATCATCTTCACCACTATTAAAACCAGTGGCAGATAAACCAAATAATTTAGTCAATGGCATTCGCATATCAGAAGCAATTTGAATGCGGATTTCTTTCATAACATCTGCCATTCCCGCAAAGGAAAGTTGTTTCTGAATGAAATCATCCTCACTATCCATTATCAATGCTTTTTGATAATTTTTTTGATAATTAGCAATACGCAATCTTTCAGTAACTTTTTGTTGTCCTACAGCAGATTGTAGAATAGATGCAAGATTTTTTATTTTATAAGTGTCAACTTTAAATTCATCAAGTACTTCAAAAGAGAGGTTATTTGCTTTTAAATATTGATTAATACTGCGAACAAGATGCTCAACAACGCTAAAGCCCCAACCACGAAGGCGAGGGCGAATAAATGAAGGAGCAATCAAGCCTTCCATCTTTAATACGCGAGATTTGTGTAATTTCGTTCCATAATAGCTATAGTATTCAAAAACTTCTGATTGAATGGCGGGATTATACCCATTTGCGCCTTGTCTGTCCCAAAACAATTCCCATAAATCTACTGCGCGAAATTCAAGAGGCGAATCTTCTGTTATCGCCTCCACATCGAGAGGTGTCATGGGGTCTTGGTTGGTGAGAATTATTACCCCACCTCCGCCAAATAGTCGGTTCCATTTGCTTCCTCGCCCAACTGTGATCAAGTCTTTTTGACGTTTGATTGTTGTTTGAAGATGTTGAACTT